ACTGGTGAAAACGCCGGAACGTGGGGAACTAAAACTAATACAAACTTACAAATTTTTGAACAAATTGTTGGTGGATTTACACAACAAGCATTAACAAGTGGTGGAACAGTTAATTTAGCTGTTTCAGATGGATCAACTGGAGCAACTTTATCTCACAGAATGATAGAGTTTACCGGATCATTAAGTGGTAATGCAGTTGTTACAATACCTATAGATGTCCAAACTTTTTATTATTTAAGAAATTCTAGCTCTGGAGCTTACACAGTACAATTTAAATATGTAACTGGATCTGGTGATTCGTTTACTTTTGCATCAGATGATAAAGGTGACGCTGTTGTATTTGCAACTGCAAACGACGGAACTAATCCAGACATTCTTACTTTACCAGCTGGTAATGTGACGACTGGTGGAACACAAACTTTAACAAACAAAACATTAACGTCTCCTAAAATAGGGACTTCTATTTTAGACACTAACGGAAACGAAGTAGCTTTAATTACAGCTACAAGTTCAGCGGTTAATGAAGTTACTTTTGTAAACGCAGCTACAGGAAACAATCCATCAATTGACGCTTCAGGTGGTGATACAAACATAGGTCTTGCGTTAAAAACAAAAGGAACTGGAGTAATTCAAGCAGAGGATTCAGGCGGAAACGTATCTGCAGTTAAGATTGCAGGTAAAGAAACTATTTGGGTTCCTGCGGTAGCCATGTATCCTAACACTACAAATGGTGCAGAAGCTGCACAAGTAGAGTTATCAAATGGCCCTGAAATTAAAGTTTTAGATTTTGACAAAGATTCAGATGAGAATGCTCAATTTGCTGTTGCATTTCCTAAATCATGGAATGCAGGAACAGTAACTTTCCAAGCATTCTTTACAGCTACTTCAACAGATACAGGAACTGTATCTTGGGATTTAGCGGGAGTTGCTTTAGCAGACAATGGTGATTTAAATACTGCTTTTGGAACAGCAGTTGCGCCTACAGCAAAAGCACACAGTGGTACATCAAATGATTTAGACGTTACAGCAGAAAGTGGAGCAGTTACTATTGCGGGCTCACCTGGTGATGATGAGTACGTTTTCTTCCAAATAACTAGAGATGTATCAGACGATACTTTAAACGCTGATGCAAGACTATTAGGGATTAAATTATTCTTCACTACAGATTCTGCTAACGATCTATAAGGAGGATAAATGGCAGGATTCGGTTATCAAATTTTAGGATTTGGATCTGGAGGTGAAGCAAAAGTAGAATACTCTATGGACTTTTATATCGTTGCTGGAGGCGGTGGCGGTGGCGCTGCTAAAGCTGGAGGCGGCGGTGGCGGTGGTTCAAGAGCTTTTAGTTCACAATCATTATTTACAGGAGACGTAGGAACAGTAACTGTTGGAGCTGGAGGAAACGCTGGAGGTTATCCAAGCCCACAAGCAGGTAAAGGAGGCACTTCTTCTATAGCTTCTACAACAACAGGATTTACAACTTTAAATACTACTGGAGGTGGTTTCGGAGCCAACACATCTGCCACAGGTGGAACTGGTGGCTCAGGCGGAGGTTCTTCATGGCCACAAAGCACAGAATCTGCAGGAAACGAAGGAGGCTACAGCCCCCCTGAAGGAGGCGATGGCGGTGGTGGTGCGGCCCCTAAAGCTGCTGGAGGCGGCGGAGGCGGTGGTGCTTCAGGTCAAGATGGACAACCCTCTCCAAATGGAAGTACCGCAGGAGTAGGCGGTAATGGAACTGCAACAAGTATTTCAGGATCATCTGTCACTTTAGCAGGTGGCGGCGGTGGTTCTTTCCAAGGAGGTAATCCCCCTAGTGCTGGTGGATCTGGTGGCGGTGGCGCTGGAGGCGGCAGTGGAAACGGCGGTAATGGACAAGCTGGATCAACAAACACCGGTGGCGGTGGTGGCGGAGGCCAAGATGGCCCTATTAGACCTGGAGGAGCAGGAGGTTCTGGAGTCGTATTTGTAAGAGCACCAACTGATGCTTATGATGTTATAACTATTACTGGATCATCAAACACAAAAACACAAACACCTTCACCTGATGGAACAGCAACATTATTAACTTTCAATGAGTCAGGAACTTTTACGATAGGTTAATTATGGCACATTTTGCAAAATTAGATGAAAATAATATAGTAACTAATGTTGTAGTTATCGGAAACGGTGTTCCAACAAGTGACGGACCTTTAGGAGAAAATGATATGCATCCAGATGGTGAAACCTATACTGCAAACTTGTTAGGTGGCCGTTGGAAACAAACTTCTTACAATCACAATTTTAGAAAAGAATATGCAGGAATAGGATTTACTTATGACGCCGCAAAGGATAAATTTATAAGACCTCAACCTTATGCCTCTTGGTCATTAGATGAAAATGATGATTGGCAACCCCCAGTGGCAGAGCCTGAAGGAGAACATCGTCAATATACACACCCAGAAAACGGTGTAGAAGACTATAGCCACATTCTTTGGGATGAAGAAAATTTAAGATGGATCGCTATGACACACGATAACCCTCCTGTTAAGTATGTTTGGAATCCTGACACATCTACTTATACAGCTTTATAAAGATTAAAAAATAGTATATAAGTTTTTTAAAAAGAAATATGAATTTAAAATATACGTATTGGTTCTTTAAATCTGTTTTATCAGATAAATTTTGTAAAAAAATAATTGATTTAGCAAAGAAAAAAGAAAAAATAGTGGCTAAAGTAGGGGGTGATAGGACCGATAAAAAAACTAGAGACTCTCTTGTGTTGTTTTTAAATGACCCAATAATATATGAAACTCTAGGTCCTTACATACACACAGCTAATAAAAACGCTGGATGGAACTTTCAATGGGAGTCAACTGAAGAAGCTCAATACACTGAGTACAACAAAAACCAACACTACAGATGGCATCAAGATGCTTGGGATCAAGCTTATAAAAAAGTGGATGAACCTCTTACTTATGGAAGAATTAGAAAATTATCAGTTAGTTGTTCATTAAATGATTCAAAAAAATATAAAGGTGGAAATCTTCAGTTTGATCTATCTACACCAATAAAAAAAGATAACATCATAACTTGTAAAGAAATTTTACCAAAAGGATCTGTTGTTGTATTTCCTTCTTTTGTTTGGCACAGAGTAACACCCGTTACTCAAGGAACTAGACAATCTTTAGTTTTATGGAACATAGGGAATCCTTATGTTTAAAAATTATAAAGTATTAAAAGGAATAATAAATAAACAAGTTTGTGATATTGCCTTGGACTATTGTGAGCTAACAAAAACTAAAGCTAAATATTTAGTTTCCAATAATTTAGTGCCTTTTAATTCTGCCGTTTATGGAATTTTTGGTGATGGTCAAGTTCCTAAAAAAGATGTTTTTGCTTACTATGGGAGTGAGTTTTTTGATTCTTTATTAGTGTATTTAAAAAAAGATATGGAAAGAGAACTTAATAAAAAACTAAAATGTATGTATTCTTACTTTAGGATTTACACTAAAGGCAGTGTATTAAATCCCCATAAAGATAGAGCAGCTTGTGAATTTTCTACAACTTTAAATTTAGGTGGAGATCCTTGGCCTATTTATTTTTTGATTGATGGCAAAGAGATTGAAATTACATTAAAACCTGGTGACATGATAATTTATAAAGGGTCTGAACTAAAACATTGGAGAAATAAATTTAAAGGCAAAAGATGTTATCAAGTTTTTTTACATTATAATGATATTAAAAGTAAGGCTCCTATGTATGACGGAAGAGCTGTTTTAGGAAATAATATTTAACACGATGTATGATATAAAAGTTATAGATTTATTTAGATATCCATTAGGAGTTATTACTCTTAAACAAGATCTTAAAGAATTAATGAAATTTATTAAGGAAGTAAAAAGAAATGAAAGAAGTGTTCTTAAATCAAATCGAGGCGGTTTTCAAAGCCCATCTGATATTGAAAAATATAATAAACCTGTGTTTAATAATTTATATTCAACTATATTTAAATTAGCCGGAAAATTTTCTAGTATATACAATTTACGAAAACCAATTAAATATAGCAATGCTTGGATAAATATAAATCCGCCATATAGTTTTAATAATCCACACACTCATCCAGGATCAGCTATTAGTGCTGTATATTACATAAAAGTACCTAAGAATAGTGGAAATATTGTTTTTAAAAGACCAGAAAAATTTGTAGGTTATTTAGACGAGAATAGTTTTCACACATACAATTCTTTTAACGCTTACGCACAAAATTTTGTACCAAAAGAAAATCAATTGTTTTTATTTCCTAGTTGGATGGAGCATGAGGTTGGTCAAAATTTATCTAAACAAGATAGAATATCATTAGCTATAAACTTTGAATGCACACAATAACTGAAATTAAAAAATATATTTATTTCTATGAAAAACTAGATGATGTTCACATTAATCATATTATTAAATTAATCAAAGAATTTTCTTGTCCTAACATAAATCTACCAGGGCTAAAAACAATTAAGAGTGATTGGGATGTCTCACCAGATGTAGAAAGAAAATATTTTAATTATTTTGTTAATAATGCAAAAGATTTTCAAAAACTATTAATGAAAAAATTAGATGTTAATAAAATCGGTGTAGATAATTTTTGGTTTCAAATATACTCAAAAAGCGATTATCATCATTGGCACACACACCCAAGAACTAACTTTACAAACATTTTATATTTAAAAGGTGGAGAAGAAATACAAACAGAATTAAAAGGATTTAAATTAAAAAAATTTATTTACCCAGGAACCATACTGACCTTTCCTTCTTTTATAAAACATCGTTCTAAAATAAATAATTCTGGAGATGAGAAAATAGTTATATCCTTTAATACGAGTGTAGAATAATGATAATAAATTTATTTCCAACGACTATTTCAAAAACTAAAATAAACTATAATGTAGAGAAGCAAAATTCTATTTTGAAAGAATGTGATTCATTTAAGTTTGATTCAACCTCTCAATATCCTGAATTAGCTAAAATATATTCAGAGGTTTCTAGAGATAAATACATATTTTCAAACACAGTATTTAAACAAATTAAAAAAGATATTCTTAAAGAAGTAAATAATTTTACTAAAAATATATTAAAATATAATAATGAATTTGTTGATACAACTTCGTGGTTAACTCGAACTAAACTAAATTGTAAGTCCGATTTTCATTTTCATAATAATGCTATGATGTCTTGTGTGTTTTATCTATCTGCTTTCAAATCTACTTTTATAATTAATAATGTAGTACAACAAGGATTTGAATGTATTCCCTCTGAATGGACAGAACAGAATTGTAAAGAAATAACCTTTACAGTAGAAACAGGAGATTTAATTATATTTCCTTCTTACTTAAAACATGCGATAGGAATAAACAAAGATAATAAAATTAGATATTCTTTAGCTGCTAATTTTATACCGATAGGTAAGTTTGGAAAGAATGACTCAGAAATCAATATTAAAAAGGTTTATTAAAAATTTACAATCTTTTGAATACCCAGACTCAAAAACGTCTTGGAATGTAGCAGGTATTTTAAAAAATCAAAACGCCTTTTATAAGTTTGATGTTAAGGATATGTATAAACTGTCAAATGGAGAACTTGTTAGATCAGGTAAAACTAATAGTAAAGCAGATAAAATTGTGCTTGAATTTAAAAACAAGTGGGTTATTATAGACACGAAAGAATTATATAGTTATATTAAAATAAATAAGACTAAAAAAGTTTATTTAGAAACATTATTAAATAAATTAGAATGGAACATACTTATAGATAAATGAAAGTTATCGACAATTTTTTACCAAAGGAGGATTTTTTAAAGCTTCAAAATGCACTCATGTCTCAAGAAATGCCTTGGTATTTTCAACCTTCAATAAATAAAAATCATCGTAAAAGTGATTTAGATTGCTATTTTACTCATGGTTTATATTACCAAAATTTTGGCTATAGTAATTATTTTGACTATGTAAGACCAATTGTTAAGTCTATTAATCCAAAAGCATTAATTAGAATTAAAGCAAACTTATATATTAAGACTGAAAAAATGGAGATACACAAACCACATGTAGACTATGAATTTAAACATAAGGGAGCTATATTCTACGTAAATACGAACAATGGAAAAACCATTTTACATGATGGAACTAAAATTGATTCTATTGGAAATAGGCTTTTATTGTTTGATTCAAATAAAGAACATAGTAGTAGTTCTACCACAGACTCTAAATGTAGAGTAAATATCAATTTTAATTATTTTTAGGAGATTTATTTAGACTATATTTTTAGCCAGAAATTAGTATAATAAAAGACTATGGCATTACGAAAAGTACAATTTTTACCTGGATTTAATAAACAACTAACTGAGACTCAAGCTGAAGGGCAATGGGTTGATGGTGACAACGTAAGATTTAGATATGGTTCACCAGAAAAAATAGGCGGTTGGAATCAATTAGGAACTGACAAACTTACTGGTGCAGCGAGAGCTATGCACCATATCGTAAATAGTAGTGGAGTAAAATATTCGATTATAGGGACTAACAGAATATTGTACGCATACTCAGGAGGTGTATTTTATGACATACACCCGATTCGAGAAACAAATACACTGACTAACGCTTTTACTACGACTAACGGATCAGCTGTAGTTACGATAACTTTTTCTACAGGACATGGCTTAAATCCTGGAGACATAGTTTTATTAGATAATTTTACTACGATTACAAACTCAAACTTTAGCTCTTCTGACTTTGATGATAAAAAATTTATGGTAACCAGCACACCAACCAATGTTACAATTACAATAACGATGCCATCAAATGAATCTGGATCAGGTGCTACAACATCTGGAGGTATTAGAGTTCAATCTTATTATTCTGTTGGACCTGCAGAACAGTTACCGGGTTTTGGTTGGGGATTAGGTTCTTGGAGTGGTGAAGCGGCGAACCCACAAACATCAACTTTAAACGGAGCGTTGTTAAATGACACTGCTGGAACGGGTGGCTCAGGGACAAGCATAACACTAGCGAGCACAACAAACTTTCCAACGACAGGAACAAACTTTATAAAAGTAGGAACAGAAGAAATATCTTACACAGGAGTTTCTGGTAATGACTTAACAGGAATTACAAGAGCAGTTAGAGGAACAACAAGAGCTGCACACTCGGATGGAGCGACTGTAACAAATACTTCAGACTTTGTAGCGTGGGGCGAGGCAGCTTCAGGTGACTTAGTTATTGATCCAGGTCTTTGGTCTATAGATAACTTTGGTAATAAAATTATTGCACTGATACATAATGCACAAGTTTTTGAATGGAACGCAGATTTATCTAATGCAAACGCAACAAGAGCTACAATTATAACTGGAGCTCCGACTGCATCTAGAGATATGATTGTATCTACACCGGATAGACACTTAGTATTCTTTGGAACAGAAACAACGATTGGGACACCAAGCACGCAAGATCAAATGTTTATTAGATTCTCTAATCAAGAAGATATTAACACTTACACACCCACAGCTACCAACACAGCAGGTACACAAAGACTTGCAGATGGTTCTAGAATTATAGGAGCAGTTAGAGGTCGTGATGCAATCTATGTTTGGACGGATACTGCTTTGTTCACACAAAGATTTATTGGTCCACCTTTTACTTTTGGTTTTGCGCAAGTAGGAACCAACTGTGGATTAATAGGACAGAACGCTGCGGTAGAGGTAGATGGTGCTGCATACTGGATGTCAGAGAATGGTTTCTTTAAATATGCTGGTGCCCTACAATCACTACCATGTTTAGTAGAAGATTTTGTTTATGATGATTTAAATACAACAGCTAATCAACTTATAAATGCTGGATTAAATAATTTGTTTGGTGAGATTAATTGGTTCTATTGCTCATCAGGTTCTACAGTTGTTAATAGAGTTGTAACCTATAATTATTTTGAATCTTCACCTCAAAGACCAATATGGACAACAGGCACATTAGATAGAACAACGTGGCAAGACTCTGCAGTGTTTGGTAAACCTCACGCCACAGACTACGACGCTAGTTCTAACAACTCTTATGATGTCGTTGGCAACACAGATGGCTGCACAATATACTACGAACATGAGACTGGCACCGATCAGGTAACATCAACTGCCACAACTGCCATAACTTCTAATATACAATCAGGAGACTTTGATATTAGTCAAGGTGGTGATGGTGAGTTTTTTGCAAAGATTAGAAGATTTATACCTGACTTTTTATCTCAAACAGGTAACACACAAATTACTTTAAATTTAAGAAACTTTCCAAATAATACTGAAGCAAGTTCAGCTCTTGGTCCTTTTACAATTTCGTCTTCGACGGAGAAGGTTGATACAAGAGCAAGGGCTAGAGCAGTGTCTTTAAAAGTTGCAAACACAGCTGCAGCACAGAGTTGGAAACTTGGTGGATTTAGATTAGACATACAACCGGATGGAAGAAGATAATGGCAAAGATAGTACAAGTATTAACAAGACCTAGTAAAGAATATAGGCAAGATGTTGCTGACGCACAAGTTAGAGATCTTGACGCTATTATACAAAAATTAAATACAACGTTTCAACAAGAATTAAAAGATGAGGTAGAAGCTGAAAACTTCTTTTTAAATTAATGTCAAATAGTTTCGTAAACGCAAAAGCAGATTTAACAACAACAGACCTTACAACGATATACACGGTGCCATCAGCTAACGTATCTCTTGTTAAATCAATATTAGTATCTAATGATTCCGGATCTAGTTGTAATATTGATGTGACTTTAGTTGATGCATCAGCTAACATATTCAGTCTTTTTAAAACAAAGGCTGTTGATACCAACACAACAGTAGAATTACTGACTCAACCTCTTGTAATGGAGGAGAGTGAGATTCTAAAGGTACAAGCTAGTGACGCGAATGAGCTGCACGTTATAGCTTCAATACTACAAATACAGCCAAGAGAGGTAACCACATAATGAAAGAAATAAAACCAGAGAAAATAATTGAAAAAATAACTAATAAAAAGACTGGAGAAGAGTACAAAAACGAGGAGGAGTGGAAGGCAAAAGGCATATCCCCTGATGATATTAGAAGAGATCTTACAGTAGTCATGCCAAGTCTTGATTTATTCTCAAAAACCAAGTAGATTGAGGATTACAGGATATCAAAGCCTGCCAATAAGGATTTAATTAAATATGCCAATAACAAGAGGACAAATGAAAAGACAATTACGTATGGGCGGTGGTATTATGGATATCGTGCCTAGAGAACAAGCTTTATTAGGTGGTGTTAAAAGAGCAGTTAAAAAAGTTACTAAAGGTGTAAAAGATATTGTATCATCTGATGTTGGTAAAGCTGCACTACTAGCTGCAGCCGGCGCCTATGCAGGAGGACTTGGGCCTTTTTCTAGTACTGGTAAACTTGCAAACATAAGAGGTGCAGGTTTTGCTAGAGGTTTACTTAATCCTTTTACGGGAGTTGTAGACTACACTACTCCTACTCGTTCATTTTTTAGTGATATTGGAACTGGCATTAGCAGATCATTAACTGCGCCAGGTAGTATTTTAAAAAAAATTACTGGTACTGATAAAGGTAGTGGCCTTTTAACTAAAGGTCTAGCTCTAGCAGGACTATCTACTTTTCTAACATCTCAATATGGTTTAACACCAGAACAACAAGAAGAAGAATTAGCAGATCCAGAAAAATTAAAATCATACCTAAGAGTGTACTATACAAATTTAAATCCAAATGCAGGATCTGAGGAGATAGAAGAGTTTGTAAGACAAAATTCAGCTAATGGTGGTAGAATAGGTTTTGCTAATGGTCCGGTATTACCGCCAGACCCAACACAACCTGTAAATCCTTTTGGACCAAAACCAGGAGACTTTGGAATTGAAGAGGACATTCCAATAAAAATGGCATCTAATATAGAGAACGATAAAATACTAGAAGCTTTGTTTGAAAAATATTTAGATTTAGGCTTTTCTCCTAAAGATGCAGCAGATAAAGCTAAAGAAGAATTTGATAGAATGAGTATGATGAAAAAAGAAGGAAGAGGCCTAGCAGCTATAGGTGGTAAGATGGATACGGCTAGTGATAACGCCATGCAAGCGGCGGGCGTCGAGGGACTACCTATTAGGCAAAATCCAAAAGGTGTTAAGGAGCTAGATCTTAGAAAAACTGGTGGATTTATACCACCTGTTGGTATAAAAGAAAAAGAAGATGATATCCCAGCGATGTTGTCAAATAACGAATTTGTATTTACAGCAGATGCTGTAAGAGGTGCTGGTGGCGGAGACGTTAATTTAGGAGCACAAAGGATGTATGACACCATGAAAAGATTAGAAGCAGGAGGAAAAGCATAATGGCAGAAGTAGTAAGAACAGCCCCAGCAGAGTTTATAGAAGCAGCAGCAAAAAATTATTTAGAAGATCTAACAAAAGCAACTGGTGCATTTAAAGAAACAGATTTATCTACAATTATGGGTCCACAGTTTGTTGCTGGACCTGGTGCATTAACAACGCAAGCAGAACAATTAGCCACAGGACTTGGTGGCTTCCAACCTTTTTTAACACAAGCGCAACAATTAACAGGACCTACAGCTTTTCAAGCTTATATGTCTCCGTTTCAACAAGATGTTATTGACACAACATTAGCAGAGTTTGACAGACAAACACAAAAAGGTTTACCTGCATTAGCTGCTCAAGCTGTTGGTGCTGGAGCATTTGGTGGTGGTAGAGAAGGTGTGCAAAGAGCAGAGTTTCAAGCAGCATCAGATAGAAACAGAGCAGCATTACAAGCTCAATTATTAAGTCAAGGATTTACACAAGCGCAAAATTTAGCTGCACAAGACTTCACTAGAAATCTGCAATTAGCTCAACAAACACCTGCATTGCTAGGTCAACAGATTTCAGCACTAACAGGTTTAGGTGCTCAACAAGGCGCAAGAGCACAACAACAATTAACAGCTCAACAACAGCTTGCATCAAGACAAGCTTTACAACCACTAGAAGCAGCTCAACAATTTGGTTCTGGTGTTACGCAATTAATTGCAGGATATCCTGGTAGAGAGCAAATATTACCACCAGCAGCTACACCATCACCGTTAGCAACAGGACTTGGAACAGCATCAACACTAGCTGGTATTTACAGATTAATTAATCCAGCGCCAATAAAGTTCGCATAATATGAGTAGAATATTAAAAAGACCAATGTTTAGAAAAGGTGGAGAAGTCATGGAAGGAGTTATGACTGGCATTATACCTAGAGAAATGTTTCAAGATAAAGGCATGCCTAATGAAATGGCAGAACAATTTAAAAATGTTCAACAAAGAGTTAATTTAATTGATGCTATTTCTGGAGCAGGGGCTAGTCCATTAGCAAACCCATTAACACAATTTTTATTACAAACAGGTGCTAATTTAATTGGTGGAGAGGCTGCAGGTGGCACAAAACTACAAGAGATTGTAGGTGCAACTAAAAAACCTTTAGCAACTGCTATTAGAGCTCAACAATTAAGAGACGCGAGTAGAAGAAAAATAGCTGCATCTTTAATAGGTAAAATGGGTAAAGGTGGGCTACAAAAATTTAAATTAATAGCTCGAGATCTTTTAAAGCAAGACGATTACAAAAAAAGGTATGGCACAGGGACTGAAGCTGAAGACAAATTAGCAGCAATTTTATTTGAAAGAGAATCAGTTAGACAACCTATATCTGAGGCAGAACAAAAACGTAGAGATATATCTGCTGAAGCTAAAAGCATTATGAAAAGAGAACAAAATAGAGCTACTGGAGAATCTTTCTTTTTAGAATCAACAGCAAAAGATATGGCTTTGGCATATGATGGATTAAAAAATTCAAAACAATTTAGAGAAGGTAAATTTAACGTAGATAAAAATTTATACTTTTTACCACCAGAGACTAGCTATGTTAAAGGTGAGAAAAAAGGGACTTTAGTTCCAGGAGATGCAGATAGATTAGAAATTAATAATCTTTATTACAATTACAATGATGGAGTATGGTATCTTTATGATGGTGTAACACTAACACCTAAATTCAAAGCGAGGTAATTTCATATGATTGATGAAAGAGAATTTATCCTCATTGAAGAAGATGAATTATTAGAGGAAGAAAAAATAGAAGATGTCCCTAAAGACAACGAATTTATTGTAGAAACAACAGAAGAAGAAAGAGAAGAACCTAAAGGTCTTGATGTATTAAAAGAAAAAGGCATCATCTCAAAAGACAGTGTTACTGGCACCATTACAGAAGAAACAGTAAGAAGTATTAGTAAAATTATAGATAAAGTACAAGGCAAAGAAGTAGAAGAGGATGCGTCTCTTGTAGAATCTTTGGTTGGAGCTGGTGTAAGTGCTGGTATAAAAATACCAAAAGGACTTGTAACTTTTGGAACTTTACTTACTGATATATTTAGAGATCAAAATTTACCAGTAGATGAAACATTAACAGCAAAATTTAACGAAGCTTTTGATCAAACAACGTTAGGTAAAATAGAACAAGCATCATCAGAAGTCGCAAGAGAAACAGCAGCTGGTAAAATTACAGAGGCTGTTGGTCAGTTGTATGGTGCAGGTAAAATTGCACAAAAGACAGCCATTCCTGTAATAGAAAAAGGATCTCAAAAAGTTAGACAATTAGTAAGCGCCATTAAAGGTGGTAGATATGTTAAAACTACAAATAATGTAAACGCAGCAAGAGCTATAAAAAAAGCAAATGATTTAAATAAAATAACAGGCAAAGATAAATTTGTAGCCATAGCTGTTGGAGGAGGAGTTGGCGGTGGTTTTATTGTATCGGGTGTAGAAGATATAGGTACGTTTGGTGACTGGGACTTTTTAGATTTTTTACCTACAGGATTAGATAGAGAACAAAAAAATTTAGGTGCTGAAGATGCGCAAAGACAATTATTAAATAGATTAAAATTTGGAGCTGAACTTGGTTTTCCTATTATACCAGCCGTGGTGGGCACAGGTAAAATTGGTAAACTTCTCGTGCAAAAAGGTAAAGACCTTGCGTACAGTGATAGTATGCTAGAAAGATGGGTAGATAGATTTGTAGGTAAACCATTTAGATCCAGAAGTAATAAGACTCAAGAATTATTTGATGGTATACAAAAATTAGAGGGTAAAAAATCTGCTATAAAATCATTAGCAAGAGACGCTGCTAGAGACTTTGATGATAGATTAAGAGAGATATCAAAAGAAACAAGTGGCGCGGCACAAGCACTTAAAGATCCAGATACTTTTTCTAAAATTGTATCTGAGTTTATGTTTAAAAGCACTGACGATGTTGTAACAAAAAATAAAATAATTTTTCCTGGATTTTCAAAACAAGGCACAAAAAAGTTTACAGAGTCTTTAGATAAATTAGGTGTATCAAAAAGTTCTGTTAACAAAATAGTATCTGATTCTACAGCTTTTAGAAACACAGCAGCAGGTTTAAAAGATTTAATTGCAGCTAGTAAAAATGTGACAGTAGGAAAAGAAAAATTAAACAAAATATTAAATGAGAGAGTTAAGAATATTTTATCAGTAGATTATAAAATTATTGATGATAACAGAGGTTTATTTAATGGATTTAGACCTGCAGCTGAAGATATTAAAAAAGTCGCTAATATTTTAAAAAGATATGCAAGAGACAATGGAAAAACATTAGATGACGCTACAGCTAATAAATTAGTTAATGACATAACTAAAAATGCGTTTAGAGATAAAACAACAAAAGAATTATTATTTGATATTGGAGAACAAAGTGCATTAGCTGATTCAGCAGTTCAAAGAGTTAACATGGGTAAATATATAACTACAGGTAAATTTAAACCTGACGGTAAAGGTGGTTTAATACAGACGGAGTCTGATCTTAATGCATTTAAAAAATTATTTGGTGAGTATAGAGATGCACAAAAAGGTATTTACAATGTAGCCTCTGAACTTGCGGAGACAGTTGCCAGAGATAACTTTTATCAAACATTATTAGATGATAGTAAAAGAATTGCAGCAGCTATAAAACAAGGTAATCCTGACGTGATTAGAGCTCAAATAGGTAGACCCATATTTTTTAAAAATTATAATGATGCTGTTACAAACTTACCTAATCAAGAAATATCTAAGGTGCCTTTAAGTTTAAAATCAGGTTTACCAGAGACAATTTATAAAAGTCCACTAGATGGATATTTTACAACAGTGCCATACGCAGAAGCCATTAGAGTAGGAGATGCTGTAGTGGGTAGTGCACTTACGAGAAGTTTAGCTTATAGATTTCTTAACTTGATACCAAAAGGTTTATCACAGGCAGCTAAAACTATTTTAGGTCCTTTTACACATGCTAGAAACTTTTTTTCTTCTATGTTCACAACAATACACAGAGGAAATATTTTAATACCACCATCAAAAATTGCAGAGTTTTTAAATAGATCTAGAAAAGCTGTGCAACCTCAATTATTATATAGAATGACAGGTAATCCAGCGTTTAGAAATATGCCTGAAGATCAATCTCTTTACAGATTTTTGTTAGAAGAAGGTGTTACTAATCAAAACATTGTAGCCAGAGAACTAGAAGGTATCTTCTCTGATATAACGCAAGTTAGGACAGCTAATATATCGGCCGATCAATTTTTTAATAAAATATTAAACACAGGTACACGTAAATTCAAAAGATTGTATGATGTAGCACAAGACTTATATACAGCAGAAGATGATTTTTTTAGAGTGTATAATTTTTTAGCAGAGGCATATAAACTAGATAATGCTTTTGAAGTTGCAATTAAAAAAGGTATTAGAGATTCAACAGGTAAAGTTGTAACACAAGCTAGTAAACCAACAGATCTTGAAATTATGAAAGAGGCAGCGCAGATTGTAAGAGAAACTGTGCCTAACTATGCATACGTATCTGATTTTGTAAAAAGTGTTAGACGTTCACCACTTGGAAGTTTTGCAGCTTTTCCTGCAGAAATATATAGAACAGGTGTAAACACAACTGCAAGAGCGTTGAAAGAAATTAAAGATCCTGTAAGAAAACAAATTGGTTATAATAGTTTAGTAGGTCAAGCGGCCACTTACACCGCGATACCTGTAATAGCTACAGAAGGATTTAGATTTTTATATGGTATTACCAGAGATCAAGTTAATGCTATTAGAGAAGTGTTACCAACATGGTCAGAGGATAATACTATTTTACCTGTGTATGAGAATGGTAAGTACAAATACATAGATTTTAGTCACGGTTTTTTCTATGATACAATGATTCAACCTGTACAAACCACACTAGCGACTGTGCAAAGAGATCCTAACGCACCATTAGTTCCACAATTTTTAGATGGTATTGTAAAATCTACGGCAAAAGTTTTTGAACCTTTTATTCAAGAATCTATTTGGACAGGCGTTGTGTTAGATATATTTGCTAGAAATGGTAGAACAAAAGAAGGTAGACAAATTTGGAATGAAAGAATGTCACCAGGCGATAAATTTTCAGCAGCTGTGCAGTATGCAGCTAAAGAATTATCACCAGGATCTAGAGAACAGTTAATTAGATTATACAAAGCTTTAACAAATCAAACTGTAAAAGGCACAAAATATGAAATACCAGATGAACTTATGGGATTATTTGGATTCAGGAAAGTGCCACTTGATCTTGAAAAGACTCTTAACTTTAGAATACAAGAGTTTAAGAGAGATGAACGAGCAGAGCGTAATTTAATTTATAGAGGCACAAGAACGGGGGATCCTGTAAAAGATGAAAATCAAATTATTAGACAATACATAGAAGCTAATCGACAAAGATTAGAAACATATAACAAAATGCGTAGATTGTATGATGCTGTAAAAGTTTTAGGTTTAAGAGATAAAAAGATAGCCGAAGAATTCGATGATCGAGGTGCAATTGATTTATATGGTTTCATAGAAAATAACACATTTAAACCATTTTCTATAAGTGATAATGTAATTGCAGCGTATGCTAAAGAGTCAGAGGAAAAAAACATACCAAACCCACTAAATAATAGAGTATTAAACCAACTAGGTAAAATAGAAAATAAACTATACAAACAAAAATTAAATCAACCTTTTATAATAAATGAAGAAGAATATTTATTACGAGAGCCAGACACTAGCATGGTGCCACCATTACCAGAGCAACCTATGCCAAATCCAGCTGTAGTGCAAAGCACACCACCTGTAACTCAAACTGGGTTGACACCAGTTGAACAAGCTTTATTATCAGAGGAAGAAAAGATGATAATACTTAACGATAGAGGAATGGTTTAATGGAAGATTATGATGAATATTTTGCTGAGTTGAATCCTTTAGCCGGCATATTAGGTAGAGTAAGTGCAGAAGTACAAAGAAGTGCTTTACCTATAAGTTTAGATACTTTAGCTTTTATGGCAAGTGGAGTTGGTCTTCCTGCAGCTTTAAGAAGTGCTGTTCAAATGCAGTATGGTCCTAGAATTGCTCAAAATTTATTAACTAGACCACGTGGTCCAAGATTAGAATATTTACCAGGAACTGCTCCAGTAACAGGTGTTGGACAATTAATAGATCCAGCAGATTTAATTTCTATAACAGATGAAAAAGGAGCAGATACAGGCTTTAGTGAATACTCCGATCCAGGGACAGCAGCATCTTACGAGGGATCATTTTAATGCCTAACGGAAAACCACCAAAAACAACCGGCGAACATCTAGTATCTCTCTACGGATATGTGCAAGGATTTAAAAGACAGATAGATCATCTACATCAAGACTTAAGTAAACTAGAGAAAAAAACAGACACTGTAATCTATTGGATTGTTGGTGGTGCATTTACAACTATACTAACTCTTGTAGGTTTATTTAATCTGTTTATGAATTAAATCCAGGCCTTCAACTCTTCACCCATAATCTCTGTAGCGATATTAACTTTGTTACGAAGTGATTTTACAATCTTATCATCAATAGTATCTTCTGCCATGATATCAATATAAGTCATAGGTTTTTCTTGACCTATACGATCTATTCTTGCCTCTGATTGCATTCTTTTTTCAAGGTCATAACCATTAGAATAATAAATCATTGTTGATGCACCTGTAAGTGTAATACCATAACCACCTGTTTGTGGTGTACCAATTATAAATCTAACTGGTGATTCTTTATCTTGTATTTTTTTAATTGCTTT